TCCCACAAGAATAGACTTTAAAATTAACAATAAAGAGAGATACGCACACGAAAACGGTTGGTATAATGTAGACTACACATTGTTAATGGATAGTATAGGTTCTGTATTTCAAGACGATTTAGACACATCTTTTGATGAAAATCACATAAAAGAACGCCTTTCTAAAGTAATGAATAAAGATACACATTCATTGCTTAAACATTATTTTATGCATTTTTATGACCCTGATATAGAAAGGCATAAGCAGTATTTTATATTACAAAATGGTTTAGATAAACTGTTAAAAAACAATATAAAGTTTATTTTTAGTCCCAATACATTTGAGTGGGCAGAAGGTATGACTATGTCAAACTCTTTGTTAGAATACAATACAGAGCCATTTAAATGGCAAATACCACAAGAAAACTTATTAGAAAAAGGCATAGCAGAATACTTGAATGTATGTGATGATATATATGGCAGTTGGGAAAATTCTCCTGGTCCAAAATACTCACATCACTTGCCTCTTGAAAGCCACATGGCTTACGCCATAGATTCTATAAACCATATCAAACAAAATATATTAGATAAATAAAAGTACAAATACACCCATGCTGATACTGTAGACACAGAATTCAGACACTTCGATGGCATTTTGAGTCAAAATAACACTCTTTTCAGCCAAATAAACACATACTTTATAAGTAAACATACAGCAATACGTCCAATTAAATCTATTGGGTGTAATTTTTATAATTTAATTATAGGAGCACATAATGTCAGAACGCAGTAAACTAGAACAAGTTTTAGAATTCTTACTTGCCGAAGATAACGAACGTGCCGAAGAGTTGCTTCACGAATACGTTGTTGAAACTGCTCGAAAGGAATACGAACGTATCTTAGATGATGCGGAGGAAACTCCAGTTGCAGAGTCAACAGAAGAAGATGAAGAAACTGTAGCAGAAGCAGACGAATCAGAAATTGATGAAGAAATGAAACCTAAAAAAGGCAAAAAGAAAGAAAAACTTGATGCCGAAAAGGACATGGATGAGTCAGTAGAATCTGAAGAAGATGCTGTCGAAGAAGAAATTGATATAGCAGATCCAGAAAACGATTTTGTAACAGATGTTGAAGAAGCAGATGCAGAAATCGAAGCAGACGAAATGGGTGAAGAAATGGACCCTGAGGACAAAGGAGACGAAGAGTTAGAAGACAAAGTCGACGAACTTGAAGACGAATTAGAAGACCTCAGAAAAGAATTTGAAAAACTCATGGGTGATGAAGATAAAGATGAAGGTGATGATGCTGAAGAAGTTGAAGACGAAGTCATGGATATGATGGATGAGCCTCAAGAAGAAGCAGTTGAGTATGACCTTGATGAATCTGAAGAAGATGAATCATTAGAAGAAGCAACACAAATGAGCGACAAAGTCGCTGATATGGGTGCTAAAGAACCACTAAAAGGTGGCGAAGCAGATAACAATGATTCAGGAACTGCTAAAAAAGGCGTAACTAAAGTAATTAGTCCACATGGTCAAGGTGAGCCAGTTAAAACCAACAGTGGTGGAGACGGTAACAAGGATGATGCGAGTAAATCAAATAGTCCTAAAGACACAGGTGGATCAGATAACTTAAAAGTTAGTCCAAATGCAGTTAATAACCCAGACCAAATTTTAAAGTAAGGGTATAAAGGAATTCAGCGGTGCGTAAATTATACGAATATATGAGTCCGGAACAGAGTGGTATTACCATTATGGAATCTAACGACGGAAAAGACTTATTCATGCAAGGATTATTCATTCAAGGCGATGTTAAAAATCAAAATGGAAGAGTATATCCGAAAGATGAAATCGAACGTGCAGTTGAAAACGTAACAAAAAGACTTTCAGGTGGTGAAACTGTGATGGGCGAATTAGACCATCCAGAAGAACTACAAATAAACTTAGACCGTGTGAGCCATATCATTACAGAAATGTCATGCAATGGTTCTAACGGACTAGGTAAACTGAAAGTTATAGATACACCAATGGGGAACATCGCAAAAGCACTTTTAAAAGCAGGAGCGAAGTTAGGTGTCAGCAGTAGAGGAAGTGGAAACGTAAATGAATCAGGTCGTGTGTCTGATTTTGATATTGTTACCGTTGATATTGTTGCACAACCAAGTGCCCCAGACGCCTATCCAAAGACTATATATGAGTCTTTGTTTAATATGAGAGGCGGTAGCATGATATATGATATCGCTAAAGACTATACACACGATAAACAAACTGGTGCAGTAAAGCACCTAGATAAAAGCATCGTTAATTTTATTAACGAATTAAAATTGAGGTAGGAGACTACTATGGCAGAAAAATTTGAAGACTTAATCGAATCTAGCGAACTTAACGAAGAAATTCGTGCAAGTATCGTTGAAGCCTGGGAAAGTCGTCTAACCGAAGCCCGTGAGGAACTTACAGCAGAATTAAGAGAAGAGTTTGCTCAAAGATATGAGCATGACAAAGGTCTTATTGTTGAAGCAGTTGATGGGTTTATCAAAGAAAGAGTTGAAGCAGAAATGGCTGAACTTGCTGAAGATAAACAAAAAGTCGCTGAAGAAAGAGTTGCTTACAAAAAGGCTGTTAGCGAACACTCTAAGAAATTAGAGAAGTTTGTTGCAGAACAATTAGCAAAAGAAGTTAAAGAGTTAAGAGATGAAAGAAACGCAGTTTCTGACCATGTTTCTAAACTTGATGATTTTGTTGTTGAACAATTAAGTGGAGAACTTAAAGAATTCCACGAAGACAAACAAGCACTAGTAGAGCAAAAAGTCAAAATGGTAACTGAAGGTAAAAAAGCACTAGCAGAAGCCAAGAAAGACTTTATTAAACGTGCCGCTGACAAGGTCGAACAAACTGTAAACAATATTGTAACAGAGAATGTTAAACAGTTTAGAGATGACATCACAGCCGCAAGAGAAAACGATTTTGGTCGTAGAATCTTTGAATCGTTTGCAAACGAATATCGTGCAAGTTACTTGAACGAATCTTCCGATGTAAAAGATTTAGAAAAACAAATCGCTGATGTTAAAGAACAATTAGCCGAAGCAAAAGCAAAAGCAGATGAATCTGCAGAAGCAACAAAACTTGTTGAAAGCAAATTGAATATAGCAAATGACAAATATGCTCGTAAAGAGACTATGGACTCATTGCTAAAACCTTTAGCAAAAGGCAAAAAAGAAATTATGGTTGACCTTTTAGAGAGTGTTAAAACAGAAAACTTAGAGAAGCAATTTAACAAATACCTTCCTAGTGTTTTAGACGGCGAAACACTACCTAAAGAGTCGCGAAGACCATTAACGGAATCAGTGACATCAGAACACACTGGTGACAAAAATGTTCAGACTTCAACTGAAGATGAACAGGATATTGTCGAAATTGAGAATATCCGTAAATTAGCCGGACTTTCAAATTAGGAGATAAGAAATGGCAGAATTATTTGAAAGCAACTGGTCAGCAACTAAGGACGCACTTTTAGAAGGACTTAACGGTTCTCGTAAAGGTACATTAGATGTCGTTCTTGAGAATACTAAAAGATATCTTCAGGAAGCGGCTTCAAGTGGCGCGACTCAGTCTGGCAACGTTGCAACATTAAATAAAGTAATGTTACCTTTGATTAGAAGGGTTATGCCTTCAGTCATTGCTAACGAACTTGTTGGTGTACAACCAATGAGTGGTCCAGTAGGACAAATCCATACCTTGAGAACAAGGTACGCCGAGAGTGCAACTGGTGTTAATCCAGGTGATGAAGCACTTTCACCATTTAAGATTGCGAATTCATACTCAGGTTCACCTGATGCTACAGCGGCTTCAGAAGGAACTGCAGGTAAGAAAATGAGCATCCAAATCTTAAAACAAACTGTTGAAGCAAAAACAAGACGTTTAAGTGCTAGATGGACATTTGAGTCAGCTCAAGATGCCGAAGCGATGCACGGTCTTGATGTAGAAGCAGAAATTATGCAGGCTCTTGCACAAGAGATTGTTGTTGAAATCGACCAAGAGATTATAGGTTCACTTAGAACTCTTGCTGGTTCAGGAACAACATTAGACTTTAACTCTGTGACTGGTACACAAACATACGTTGGTGACAGACACGCGGTATTGGCTATTGAAATAAACAGAGCGGCAAACAGAATCGCGGCAAGAACAAGACGTGGTGCTGGTAACTATATTGTTGTTTCACCTGAAGCACTTACAATATTACAATCAGCGTCTACTTCAACATTTGCTAGAACAACTGAAGGTTCTTTCGAAGCACCTACTAACACAAAACTTGCTGGAACATTAAATGGTTCTATCAAAGTATTTGTTGATAGTTATGCGGCTGACGGAA